CTGGGGTAGGCACTGGCGTCGGCAAGCTCGAAAACCCCGAAAGGTTTGAGCTATGAGACGACGCCACATCAAAGTCGACAACTCTGCGCTTCCTTCGGGAGCGTGAGTTTTGCGACTTGCGAGATGAACGTGTTGACATCAGATCAGACGCGCTGTAAATGACGAGAGAGCCTCCTGCAAGGTGACGAACGAAGTGTGGTCGTGGGTCACGGTGATGGAGAGTGCTTGGCCTTCCTCAATGACAAGGATGCGATTCGTTTGAACGCTGGCAAACAAGTTCTCGACTGGGGTTGCGCTAAAATCATTTTGGGACAGGAACACATTGTCACCGTCTAGGCGAAACTGCACACGGAGAAACACGACTGTTGCGTTGCTCGGTATGGAAAAGCCTAGACGGCACTGAAGATCATAAGCTCCGGGAGGCAGGAATATGTTGGAGCCCTGCAGTGTTGCACCCAGTGTATTAAACTGAGGCGTTGTGCTAGATGCCAACAAATTCGTGCCGCCGGGGACTTGGCCAGTGGCGTACGTCAGTGATAGGACATTGCGCGGCAGAACGGGTCCCGAAGGGACCGGTTGCCGCACATGTAGTTTAGCCCTGTAATCAATGTGTAGGTGTCCAAGCACCAATCCTTCGGCGGCCGCCGCACTACCGAACCCGAAAGCGCCAATATGTATGGCACACGGGTCCGTAAGTAGTTTGTCGGTCACGCTTGGTCCCGTTCTGATGAGCATTTTACAATTGTCAAGCTGACCCAAATCAATGGGCGCAGACATTGTAGAATACATAGAACAAGTTTTGGTGAGTTCGTTGTCGGCGAACTCGATCTCGGTCGCGGGTGCGGAGTCGTTCGGGTCGTAGTCGATCAGAATATACACGCTCCCGCTCGTGAGAGTGGAGCAGGAGGGTGTGTATCTGATGGCATTACCAGGCAGCATGGAATACTTGTCGAAATTCTGTGCTTGGTAGTGTCCGGCGGAGAACGTGGCTGCGAGCCCAGGATTCCAATCGAAGGTACGAATGAAACTGGAGCCGTCCTCGGCCGTCGGTGCGACTGAAACGAGTCGTTCCGTCCCTGTGAATGGCACGGCGGGGTACTTGCTGGACCTACCTGGCGCCTTGGCGCGCGCGATAGGTGCAGTGACCACGGGTGTCTTGCGAGTGCGATTAACCATCTTTGTCAATTTGTAAGGGTAGGAGCAAATGTTGCTAAAATATGACTGGCCTGTCCAAGTGACAGGCCATGCTCTTCCCCGGGTCCCAACTCAAGAGTTGGTCTTCGGAGCGCGCGGTTTGCGTGCGCTCTTCTTCTTCTTCTTCACGGCGTCAGTTTTCGGCTGACGCCGTCGAGACTTCTTCTTCGGTGGTTTTGTCTCCGTCGCTGGCGTGATTGCGCCGTCGACGTTGACATCCACCTTGCCTGCGGCCTCAACTGGGAGGCCGCAAAGCGGTGGGGACAGAATTGTCTCCCTGGTGGCTGACTGGATCCAGGCCGCGAAGAGGTCGTTGTCGAACTGAAACCTCTCCATGGATGTCTGTGCATAATCCTGCATCCAGTCACGCTTGTCGTTGGGGTACTGGCCGGATGACGTGCCGGTTGTACCCCACCGTGTCATGAGGCGAAGTCGCTCGTCGTAAGCGACCTCGCCAAAGAGTTCAACGACTTTCGTCGCGATCTCACCAATGACGGGTGTGTTCTTGTCCGTCAGGTAGAAAGAGCGTGCTTTCTCCTGGAGCTTCATCGTGGGGGTGATGCCCGACGACAGTTTCACAGTGGTGTGAAACTTGGAGATCTGGCGGGGAATGTCACAGCATGACACCTTGTCCCCATACCACACGTCCGGCCCGTAGATACGGGCCAGGAAAGTGATGCCAAAATCTCCACGTTTGACCTGGTCGCACTCCAGCTTGAGGCCAAGCTGGCGTGCCGCACGCTCGTACGCCGGAATCGACAGGGTCGCTGTCATTCCATCATCGCCACCGTAGATCCCTAGGCCGTCCCACGCCTCAAGGGCAGAACGTTGTCTGCCAAGGTGTGGTTCCGAGCGAAGGGCGAGGTACGCGACGAATGCGTTGTCGAGAGTGTTGCTGGAGGATGTCTCCGGGGACCCAGAAGCGCGGGATGTGCCACTGTCATAAGACGTGCCGTGGCGACCCGTTCCTGTCAAGTTCTGCTGGGAGCGAAGGAGGTCTAAGAGCTGCGGAAGGTAGCACCTTTTGTACGCCCGAGTGAAGACGATTGTCTCTAGGTGTCTCAAAAGGTTCGAGATGCGTCCGTCAAAGCGACTGTAATCTGTGTTCACCGCGGTGGGCGCATTGGTCAGCACGTGTACTACTCTTTCTGAGATTTCCTCGTTGCTTTTGCCAAATGCGTACCATGGTGCCAGTTTAAGCAGGTCGCTGAACGGGTACACGAACTGTGAGAAGTCACGTTTGTCGGGTCCGTTGATGGTGCTGATGTTCCGTGGGTCTTTGCAATTTGCA